ATATGATCAACAGTGTCTCCATATTGGCCGCAGTATTGGCACACATAGTCATCCCTTTTGAGAATACGCTCCCGGATCTTGCGCCACCGGGTTGTGGATCCACTTTTTTTAAGACTACTCAATGCCAGCCCCGAGTGATCAGATGCTTCAAAGCTTTACAGGCTGAGCCTTGATAGCGATGGTCAAGGTATCTCATATGCCAACGCACTTGCTCCCTTGCTGACAAATCCTTTACCTTGCTATTGCGCATCTGAGCCAATCCATAATGAGATCCGTTTTTAGCTTTAGGGTTAAAGGTAGATTCTTTCCATATCAACTCAACCCAACATTGACTTTCCTCCAAACTAACCAAATGATTCATTGCCACTAATGCCCAATCTTGTTGCATACGATTTAGTGGAAATGCATTTGCATTAGAAAGTGAAGTTATATTTATTGTAATTAGTGCAAAGGCCGCAGCTATAAAGCGTAGGCATAGGCCGCCCCGAACCGAACCCGGCCGGCCAGCCCTGCGCCGCCGCGATGCGGTGAGTGTAGCGAGCTTGTCAAGTCTAAACATCAAAACCCCTGTTCAGGTCGGCGTTTCTTATTCTAACTCCAACACTTTTCTTGCATCTAACTGATTTCCAACTATTGCATCTCGTAAAATGGCTTTTCCATCTGGATTGAATTTGGTTGTTAAATATGGATCAGCAGTGCTGCCCTCTAACCAATCCACAACCTCACCATTTGGATCAATAACCATCTCATCATCATAATTGAATTTATTTAAGATGCTATCAATTGAGGATTCTCTTACTGTTTCCACAATCTCAAATGGCATATTGGCTTTGACCCATTCCACAAATTTCCTGTCATTCTTAATGACCCATTTGAATTTGGGTTTGGTTGTTAGCACATAAGCAATCACATCATCGCCCAATTCCGCTTTGATACGATCTGCCCCAATTGCATCCATTTCAGCTTGTAACTCAGCCCGCAGCCTATCTTTTGTCCGTTTTGCCTCATCTGCAATTAGACTCACTGCTGCGAGTTTTAAGCTCAACTCTTTAATTGTCACCTTTTGCTACCTCCCCATCCATCTCCCTTAAAGTGTGCTGGTGTGGCAGTCCATTTGCGCCACATCGCAGCTCCACATTTTTCACAAGCTATATCAACCTTTGGTGCTTCCATTGACAACGGCACATCCTGGATGCGGTCGCAGTCATCGCAGTAGAATTCATAAATCGGCATCAATAAACCTTTCCATTGTTGCCCCTCCAGTCCAGTAACGCTCTTTTATGCGCTCTTGACCAGCGGCTATTTTGCAGATCCGACATTGTGCGGCCTTCATTTTGTAATTGCCGCACTGATCACATCTTGTAATGTCATCCTCCTTTTGAGCTATTCGCTCGACTGGATCAATCAAACGCATCTCAAAGCAATTCTGACATTCCATAAGCCAAACATCCGCTCCCTCCACAATTTCACTTGCGTATCGGCGGATTTCCCTTTGAGCAGTAATCTTTTTGCAATTACCGCATTTGAAGGGATGCATCTCTAGGCTCATTTTGGAAAATACCAGCTTCCATCTGCACCAATTTTCATCCACTTAGCCGGATGGCCGGATTTAGGAGTTGGGCAAACCCAACCGCGATACTCCTTGCCCTCTTTGTTTCCTTGCTTCAAAACCATTGCGCCATCGCCACCGGAACAAAGTGGAATTTCATCCACTATTTCAGCTCCTAGCTCTTGAACCATCTGGCTCACATCCCAAACAATCGGCTCGGGATCATTTGGCCTCTGCTCTTTTACAAATTCAGCCAATTCTGGCTTTGTTGTTTGGATGGGCTTTTGATGACTCCAATTGCTTGTCACTGGTTTTGCTGGATACCCGGCCATTACCAATGCCCTTCCAAGCGATCCACTCTCGCATTGTTCAATTGCATATTGCTTGCTCTTAGGCTCACTTGATAGGCCAGTGGCAAATGGTTCCGGATCATTCCAGGTTCGATAAAGCTCTGTTTTGATAATATAAACATCGCAGCTTGCTGAAAGTGATTCAGCCAGGATATGCGATTTGTGGCGATAGTCTGGATGATCAACTTTGAACTTTTCAAAACGACTCCAAACACCTTCATAGTCATTCAGCCAATTGCTCATCGTAATACGCTCCCTTTTGATATTTTGTCAGTGCATCTTGCAATTGCTCTTTCAGTGAGTAATAAGTGCCGTCAGGCCAATTGCAAGCCTCATCTGCACAAGTTAGGCAATAGAATCTTGTGATTCCCGCCCTTTTAGGTGATTCGCTAACAACCTTCCAATAAGCTGGTTGCTGAGCTTTTGGATGCCAGGATCCATCTTTTGATTGACCCCAACGCATTTTGCATATATCGCACCACTGCGCTCTATTCGAGTTTCTGATCAAACTCAATGTCGCTCCAATCATCCGGTGTGGTAAATCTGAGTTGAGCCAGGATGCCGGAGTATCCAATGAGATCGAGATACGAATCTTGCCGCCCCGGACTCTCCACAATTCTTGAGAGTTTGGTCGCCAAAAATATAAGCGCAATGTCAGATGGGTCTCGCAACTGAACACCGAGTATTCTCGCGAGCTTGAAAATGCGTAATAGATTGTTTCTCGGATCACCATATTCGAGCCCCCTTTCGCGCAAGGTGTCACCAGCTGATTCCAGCCAGTCGGTCGCGCTAAGGTCTGAGTAGTCATCGAGGCTCACTTAATCTCCTCGAACTTGTCCATTGCCAATCTGGTTGCCCGGCCTCTTTTGTAACCTTCATTAAAGGCATTTGCCTTGATGCCCAAAATAATCCGGTGCAAAAGGAACCAGCCCAAAATGGTTGCAGTGAAAATAATTGCATCCGAGTAATTACTCCACATTTATATCAACCCCAAATCTGTCAAGCCAATAAGCCGAAATTTCCTCCCGGCTCAATCGACCCCTGGCTGATTTGCGGCCTAATGATTCCATCGCATATCTGCGAATTAATTGGCCTTTGACATAATTTTTACCATCGCTCCAAGCTCCGGAGGTGGTATCAAACCGAATATAATTCGGCGTATTCATCAATTAATCTCCCTTCCAAATGCTCTAAATGCATTTAGTAGGATTAATCTAAATCATTAAATTGATTTATGCAATAAATGGATTTTCGGTGTGTCGCAGTAAATCCCAGGCTGAGTCAATATGCAGGAAACCCACCGGGCGGGTGGTGGTTTGAGATCCAGGGAAATCGGTGCGATTGGGAAGTGCCTTCATTTGCCATTTAGGAGGCTTTAGCGCGTCTAATTCCCAGCAGTAGATACCCAGAGGGGTTGAGCTGACATAAAAGGCTCTGAAAGCCCTTAGAAGGCCAATTTCGACCATCTTAGCCCACTTGCTCTGTTCAATCATTAAATCGTCATAATGAGTGCGGCGGCACTTAAGCTCAAAAATTGCTCGCTGCTCCATCGACACCGCATCGAATCTTTCGGTTGCCGTTCCCGATTCCAAATCCGGGATTTTGTTTTTTAGAAATTCGAATAACTCAACCTCTCTAAAAATTACACATCCTCCTCGCCATCCTCCCAACCCAATTTGCGAATTGGATCTGTAGCATCAACGATCCAGTCCGGATAGGAGCTGCGATCCGAAGCGAATGACAGGGCTTGACCCTCATCAAACCCTGCCCTCCTCGCGGCATCGAAAACCTCTTTGGCTGCAATAGCCCAAAAATCAAGCTTTGTGAGTGGTAAATCCTTTACGGCTTTGGGCTTGCGAACGCGCCGAGGGGTTGCTTTAGCGCGACTTTTTACGGATCGTTTTCTTTGAACGGCCATTTGCAACCCCCTTTGGTGAATTAGTGTGAAGGGCAGCGCGGATTAAAGCAAGCATTTCAACTTGGGTGTTTTCTAGTGTCGTTAATCTGTCTGCAAGGTGTGATTTTTGAATTACCTGCGGAACCTCAGTGCGAATTAAATAGCGCAAACCCCCGAGAAGGGCAACGCAAATTCCAACAACTGAAGCGGCTGTAGCCGCGACTTCCGCAACCGACATTATTTAATCCGGCCGTAACGCTCGTAATTTGGATTAAGCCAGTTAATTATGCTCGGCAATACGGCAGCAATAGCAGCATTGGCGATCGTCTGCACATCTAAGCCGACTGCCATATATGTTGCCAGTGCGGTTGCCAAAAAGGTTTTTGCCCAACTTCCGGCCATTAGTTTCAACTCGTTCATTTGTGCCTCCTAGCATCGGGATATTGAAAAAAGATCCATCCTCATCGCCTAACGTTGTGAAACTTAAATGCCAGTGCGACTTGTGCGGATTGCTGCCCCGATATTTGCGCCACTTCCAGTTCAGGATTGGTGAAGCAATTCTGCCGTTGTAAATAAT